TGTCCAGGCGTTTGCTGCTGCCAGGATAAACGCAAATAGTATTATTATTTTTTTCATGGGTTTAGTTATTTCGCTTCAGTTGAATCGGCTGGCGCAAAAACGGTATCGCCATTAACGACTATTTTATTTGTATTGTCCTCTCCGTCAATTCTTTTTTTCTTTGAATGGCAGGATGCGAAAGTAAATGTTATCGCCCCGAAGATTGCAAGTGTTACGATTAGCTTTTTCATGGTTTGATGTGTGCGTATTTTTAAAACAAGAAAGCACCGGATTCGCCCTCCGATGCTTTCAGTTAACACAATGGAAAAAGCAGTTGGCTCGTTCCAAATTCTTTATTTATGTCTGCCGATAACGTAGAGCTTAGTATAAGCTGACATTGTTCCTACTCCTGTTGATTTTACTCCAACGTACAGATATGGGAAGCAAGCGAATGTCTGCGCCTGCGCATCTGAAGCATCTGATAGATTCCATAATTTTGTATTTGTGGTCACGTTTGTAGAAGTAAGGGTATCAGTATATTTCGGACGTATCGCAGTTTGTGCGATAGAAGGTCTGCATATATTTACAAAGTTTACACCGTCATTACTTCCAACTAAAACAGAAGTCCCAGCCATTGTTCCTGATCCTTTAGTGTTAACCACCTGAAGGGAAATATCAGTCCATGCGTTGTTAACTTTTACATACATGATCTTTGTTCCGGTATTGGAATACCATCCTGTTGAAATCGTGATCGTATCGTAGTTGATCGCTGTTGCGGTTGTCCATGACTGTCCTTGTCCGAAGGATGGTGCTACGAAAGCGAGCATTGCGAAGATAGAGAGTGTGAGTATCTTTTTCATTTTTGGTTTTTTATTGTTTTTGTTTTATTTTAGATTAAAGTCCGCCTCCTAATGCTGTGATTCCTGCTGCGAATGTTCCGGTTACGAAAGCATTTGCGTGATTTGATTTCACATACATAACTGCTCTTGTTTCACCAAGAATAGTTACGAGATTTTTTGTGAAGTCATCATTCTCATATCCGATGCTGATGTTCGCATCTTCTCTGATACGCAGATTTGCTTTTTTGAAATCTCCAACGAGGAAAGACCCTTTTGTCATTCCTACGTTCTCGGTAATTTTCAATCCTTCGATTGTTTTGTTCATAATTCCCTCAGGAGTATTCTGAACAAAGTAAGGAGTGATATATCTGCCGAGAGTATCTTTTGTCAATCCCATTACAGCAACGTCAGCAGGGTGCATAACGATGTCGGTAGGAGTGAAGATGTTGTAAGTTTCAGTTGATCCGTCACCGCTTGTTAATGTTGATCCGTTGGCGCGAACCTGTAAGAGTGACGCGACAATAACATCGTAGTTGTTTGGAGTTACAGGAGCGAGCGAACCGAAATTTGCGAACGCCTGAGCAGATGATATGATACCCTTTAATTGAGGACTTACTCCTGATCCAGCTAATGCTTGTTGGTCCAGCTTATGAGCAAGAACGTCCATCAGTTCGGTGCGGATTTCATTCTCAATTATTGACAAGTCATCCAACATTCTTTTGGTGATCTTGATGTAATATGTAATCGTTTCAACTTGCGCCTTGCTTTCAGTCCAGCGAAAGCTACCTTGTGTTTTTGCTGCGCCCTCTGCGGTTTGATTCGCAGCTCCGGGAAGTACATTTGTTTGTTCTGACCATACAGCGTACTCGTTCATTATGCGCGATACGTTTACAAGTTGCGCGATGAAAGTTTCTCTTCGGGTTATGCGAGTAAGTCCGGGCTCGTATTGAGAAAGTGAAAGCGGAACACCTGATCCGATACCAACTACCGAAGTAGTTTCGGACATTGGGCTGTCAAATTTCAGAGCAAGACCGTCTTTATCGAATTTCTGTTCTTCAAGTCGAACATTCAATCTCATCCCTGCATTGTTACGCAGCTTTGCGAACATTCCTTTTTCAAAAAGTTCACGAACTCCTTGATTAAAATATCCGGCAAGTGAATTGTCCTTTATTTCCTTCATTGCTTTTTTAACTTCGATCTGTCCTTTTACTTTAAGTAGTTCGGCTTCGGCAGCAGCGATAGAAGTTTTGATAGCAGTAATATCTTCTGCCGTCTTTGCGCCTTGCAACGCTTCGATCTGCGCTTTGAGTGTTTTAACGAAAGCGGTATCTTGAATCATAGATTCAATCTTCTCGACATTCATTTTCATGAATTCGGATTTCATGCGTTCTACTGCTGCTTTTTCGGTTTCGTTGAGTTCGTTTGCCATTGTATTTTTTTGGTTAGTTAATTTCTTTTTGATTGTCCGCTACTACTTTTCTTCGCTTTCCGGCTCTTGCTCCTGAGAGTTTGAGTGGCTTTTGAGATATGCGTATTCGCTTCTGTTGTACAAAGTAAAGTAGGATTGTTGAAATAATTCGGGGAGTGTAACACTTGTGTAATACTTATTTTTATTATGTTTGCGACATGGTTGTTACACAATTCCGATAAAAAGTTACATGATTAATGAGCAAATCTTCTGATGAAAATAAAATAACTTGCTATGGAAAGCACAGGGTTTTCAGAATGTTCATGGCAGAAGTAAAAATAAATATGCGTTCCGAAAGTTACAATATGAATTTAATTTTAGAAGCGCACTACGGAAGATACACGCCAGCCAACCAGCAAAACCTCCTTGACGAATTCAACCGCCTTGAAAAACAAAAGAAGAAATGAGACTTGAAATGATAGAGGGAGTATTAACGCTCGTAACCTTCTTGGGCGAATCAAACACAATCTTCCAAACAACCATCGGAGTAATCCGAGTAATATGAAAGACACCTTCGACTTTGAATCTTACGCCCGCGTAAAATGCGGAGATTGTTTTATTCAAAACGCACTTCATTTTGTAAATGAAAAACTATCCAACCTAAAAGCATTGACATTAAAGGAAGTAGATTTTCTTTTAAGTATAAAATTACTTCTTGAAAAATGATGATAATCGGAATAATATTCGTTGCTGGTATAGTTTGGATGATCTACGAATTATATCGCGCTCCGTTTGATCCGCCAGCAGACGGACACTCAGGAAAAATATAAACCAACTGCCGGGCAAGGAAACTGTGATGAGTAGAATCTTATCATTGCGATTGCTCGGCATCCTTACTCCGCCAACGCTTTTAAAATCCGCTCTTGACTTTCAGCCGATTCGCGCTCTGCCTTTTGAATCAACTCCGATTCTATCTCCGCGGCTGATTTTCCCGAATCAATTACTTTCGGCTCTTTTAAATTCGCGCACAGTTCGCGCATTAACTGTTTAAGTTGAAGTATCTGCACTCCGATTGTTTCGATACATTCATCCGACTGAGTTCCGGTCTTGAATGTGGATTCAAGTTTACTCAGGCGGTCAACGAGCGACAATAAATACACATCCTTATTGCCCGACTTCGTTCCGAGATATGGTGTCATCGAATTCGCTCCGAATGCAACTACGCTACCCTCGTATAGTTTTATTTCCTTCACCATATACACTCCTGTCTTTCCTTCGTTCTCGCTCATCCAATCCATGACAGGGCGAAGCGTCTTTAGCGCATCGGGATTAATCAAACTATCGCGCATTTGATTCCACGCTTTCGCTTCAGCAGAATTACCATGCGCATCTGCATTGATAAAATCTCTTTGCAGATATTGAAATCCGATTGAGTGATTATCATAAACTCCTTCAAGATAATTTTTAAGCGTATCGCGTCCGAGTGTAGTATCTGCCATCTTCACCACTCCTGAAATACATTTCATTGCCACTCCGCCATACGTCAAATTGTTTTCTCCGAGTTCAATGAACTTTCCAGGAAGCTGCGTGAGGTCGTGATCTTTTGCAAATTTTATTTTCGCCACACTGGATGATCCTACTCCGCGTTCAAGAATGGATTTTGTCGCTGCGCCATCACACAACACCTCGCCATCTGAATCGAGATAGTTGTAGGTGTTCAAAACAACCGCGACCTTCTGCGATGCGGTGTCAACATCGGACACCATCATTTTCAGGTTGCCGGATTTTATGGAGTAGAATGGTTTGTTTTTCATGGGTTGCGCTATGCGAATATTTTTTTTATGATTCCGTTCGATGCTATTTTACCGATGGCGGTTTGGGTTGCTGTTTCTTGTGCTGCCTGTTCTTCGGGTGTCAATACTTTCGCTGGCTGCTGTGGCGCTTCGCTTTCTGCGGGAGGCATCCCTTCCAGTCCCATCGCCTCACGGTATTCTTGTTTCGATATAATTCCGTCCTTCAACATCTGACTGAGCGATACTGTTTTTTCCGATTCAACTTGTTCGCGCAATACTTCATCCTCCTGCATTACCGGAAGATGTTTGAACGAACCGCGTAATATATATCCCGATTTTATCAATCCGAAATCGACATCATAATTAAATTGATTGCAGAATATATCTATCTCCTGCTGGATGGTGTTTTGATAAGTCGTTTTCATCGCCTCTTCTGTCTTGCCTTTTCCGTCTGATCCGATTGCTTGAGGTTTCGCCATGCTGTTGTCCGGGAATAACTTTCGATCCATTCCGTATGCCGCGCACATCATAGAGAAGCAATTTTCTTCCTCCTCGAATAGCATCAGGTCGGCAGTCGGGAATGACATCGACTGATATTTCAATGCGGATGATGACATGATCACTCTCGTCTGATCGTCCTCGATGCCATACTTTTCCTTGTACGATTCATTCAGTCTGTCGCGCTCTGCCGATCCGAATGGTATCGCGCCAGTTCCTTCTTTTCCTGTGGATGAAAGAATTCCAAGCGCGCCACGATCATTGATTATGCAGTTACGGGTTTTGTATGCGCCTACGTAATTACTGATGATGAGTTTATTCGTGATGAGTTTTGATTCAGAGAAAAAATATTTATCACTCGTGCCGCAAGTTGTTTGAATAATGTCGGCTGGTAAATAATCAATCGGCTGGAACTGACCCGAATTAAACAGGACGTATTTTTCTATCACACCCTCGAATGTCGTTTGATCGAATAGTTTTCCCGTTGGAATTATTTTTATTTCTCCCGGAGGAAGATTCCATAAGACTTTAGGATAAGCCGCTGATGTAGCTTTAACTTTCCGCATGAATGTATTGGCGTAGATGTCCCGGTAGATTGACCATTGCTGAATCAGTCCTGCGATGTCCTGAAGCGGATTAGGATTATTAAGGAGGTCAAGTATCGGATGCGCTTCGAGTGGGTTTTCGTCATCGCCAATTTTATAAACTTCAAAGCGGGCATTCTTCATCATCTCCGCTTTCTTGTCTAAGATTGTCCGCACAAGTGGCGTTGACAAATAAACGAGCATCAAATTAGAAATGTCAATATAAATCGGCAGCTTCCGATTCATAAAGAAATTCTGAAACAACGGATAGAATGGTACTCGTCCTCTGACTAATCGCCAAAGCTGACTGAAAGCACCAAGACCAAAGACGGGATTATTTTCTGACATCGCCCAATGTGAAGTTACGTTGAGGGCGAATCAACAAGCAAAGGTAAAAATAATTTTGAACTACGAACGAACGGTCTTTTCGTTACTTCGTTTTCAACGGTGGTGGAACTTTCATTTTACGCTCTTTTAGTTCGCGTAATTCTTTTTCCTTTTCAATAACGGCAGTATCAAATTTACGAATCTCTTGTTTTATTTTCTCTCTCATCTTTGAAGCAACGCGGAGGCGGTCTGTTAGTTTCATATTACAAAAGTAAATAATTTTTCAATACTGCTTTCGCTCGTCTGACCGGATTGCTCCAACACGAACGGCAAATATACGATTTACACAATTCACAATATGCAACCCATTTCGCGCCATCGTCACCATCGCAGAGCTGACAAACTCTACACGGAAGAAAGAACGTATTGAAGTTCGTTTCACCGGAGCAGGACTGGCAGCTCATCAGTTTAGAAATATAAACAACGGGGCGTTCATGATCTTGCTGTGATACCATGTTGCCAGTATTTGTCCGTTATCCATTACTTGGTATAATATTATCATGGCTGAAACAAATCAGAGCAGAATGTTTGAATGAGTTTTGCCAACCCCGATAATGAATCCGCGGCATCATCGTGCGGACTTGTGCCATCCTTCATGTACGATAACAACTGCCTCATAAATAAATCATACGCACTTCCCTGGGCGTACTGCGATTCATCGAGGAAATAAACGTACTGAATTATAAAGCCATACTCTAAAAGTATTCGCGTGTGTTTGTTCGTGTGATTGTTTACTTGCAATACCTTTTCGAGCGCAACTAAATCGCGCAGCATTTTAATAAATACCGATCCCTGATTGTTCGATTCAACGCGGATATAATTCGCTCCTTTGCGTTTCATTAATTCAGCAGTCATCGGTAATGTTACATCGACATTTTCTTTTGTAAAAATAATATCGGTAATAAAAATCTTCTTCGGAAATATCTTTGCCATCGGAAGCGAAAAGAAATCATCGCCTTCATCTGCTATATCCGCATAGCCGAGTGTTGCGACTGCGAGCGATTCGTTCAGGTCATCGCGCTTGTATCGCTTCAAATCTTTCTTATCGAACAATACGCCTTCGAGTTTTACGTCCCAGTTGCCTTCAACGAAAACCTGGTATTGATATTCAGGCATATTATCTGTGAGAGATTTTAAATATTCTTTTGTGATGTATGGATTATCCGTGATGAGCGCAGGAACATACGCCCATCCTTGTCGAAGTGTTCCTTGTTTATACCTATCATAAAATTCTTCTTTCACCCATCCGTGAGAAGGGTTGCAAGTTCCCAGTACTTTTATCGGAACGGTTCCGGCATTACTCCAGCTTCCGGCTCGTTCAATTACTTTATAAAATGTTTCTATTTGAATTTCATTTATCTCGTCTATACCAGCTCCGTTAATTTCAAGCCCACGAAATCGGTTTAGTTCTTTGTCCGTGTCGTAGCTTTCTGCCATAAATAATATTTGCGAATCATTTGTGAATGTAATTACTTGTGTTGATTGATTCCAGTCTTTTACATACTGCTGAAAGCCCATAGCAAGAATAGTTTGGAATGTCGGAAATAAATTTCGCTTTAGTGTCGGTAAATCTTTTCGTAGAATTAACCAACGCGAATTATCGTACTCAAAACAGTAAGATAGAATTGAAAGTAACAAGAAGAAACTTTTACCTGATCTTATTCCGCCTCCGTAAACTAAGATAGAATTATTATGAAGTATTCTTCTCGCTTCCCGCTGTTTCGGTGTTGGAATTATTTCCATCGCTTAGTTGTTGTTGATCGCTCCAGTTTATTATTAATGGTTTTGTCGATTCTACTTTTGCCTGTATTTCTGTTGGAATTAATTTCGCAGCAATATTATAAAATGCAGTTGGGTTTTCTTCTGCCCACGCTTTCATTCCTTGTCCTGATTCTTCAAGTTGCTCATAGGTTTGCTTGACAAGTTCTTTAAAAGAACTTGTTAATTTATTTACCGATCCTTTCGGTCTACCGTTTGGGTTGCCCGATTCACCTTCTTTGAAAGCCATTGTAGTTTTCTGTTATTTACAACAAAGTTACAACTTTTCTCTAATACCTATATTTCTTCACCATTCGCCACAGGTTCAACGATCGGAGTGTAGTAACCCTTTCCGTCACATCCGGCACAAATTGATCCCTCACCGTAATCGGTGATAATTCCAGTACCTG